AGACCGGTCTGCAAAACGGCCTGTCGACGCTTGAAACCAGTATGGGGCTGGCTCAGAAATACATTCAGGCGACCGATCCGGCGCGTGCGGCGAAAATGGCCGAGGCCACGGCAAAAATCAGCGAGCAAGCCGATCCTGAAAAGGCCAAGGCCATGATGGCCTCGCTGGAGGAATCCCTGCGTACTGGCGACCTGTTCGCTGACATGCAGGTCAAGGCGGCGCTATCGGCCTACATGCAGAACAAGGCGCTCTACAGCCAGCTTAAAAATGATTCCCGCGAGGCGACCGGGATCCTCGATAAAAACCTCGCCGAGCGGCGTGAGTCGTCGTCGCAGAAGTGGGCCGAAATGGCCCAGTCGATGGATGACGCCATGCGCAGCGTGGGGGACGCGCTGCGGCCGGTAACGGACACCGTTGCCGAGACGCTGACCAAACTCACCAAGGGCATCACGTCGCTGACTGATAGCGCGCCCGGGGTAGTCGCCGGTATCGCCACAGTCGGGGCGGGGCTGGTCGCCCTTAAAGGTATCGTCAGCACGATCAAGATCAGCAAGGGGCTGCTAAACATTGCGCGTGGGTCGCGAGGTGGCAGGAGTGGAAGCGAAGCCCGCAATAAAAACCCCGGAGAACTTGATCTGGTAGCGACTGGCCTGGATGTTGTTTCGCGTGTGAAAGAAGCGGCAGCAGGCGGTGGCCTTGGTACTGCAGCTGATGCAGGTAACGACGGCGTCAGAAAGGTTTTCGTCGTCAATGCCGGCGCTATGGGTGGCGGTGTGGATACGTCGGGCGAATCGCGTCGACGTGGACGTGGGGCAAGGCGCAGCAATCGGCGCCGGTCGTTGCCGAGTTCGAGAGGGCCTCGCCTGTCTGCGCCTCGTCCACCTGTTCCGGCTCCGCGTGCACCTGTTCCGGTTTCACGGCCATCTGTTCCGGCTTTGGGTGCGCCTGTACCGGTTTCACGGCCACCTGTTCCGGCTCCGCGTGCGCCTGTATCGGTTTCACGGCCACCTGTTCCGGCTCCGCGTGCGCCTGTACCGGTTTCACGGCCACCTGTTCCGGCTCCGCGTGCGCCTGTACCGGTTTCACGGCCACCTGCGCCGGCTCCGCGTCCGCCTGTACCGGTCTCAAAGCCACCTGTTCCGGCTTTGGGCTCGCCTGTTCCGGCTTCGCGGCCACCTGTTCCGGCACCGCGTCCCCCTGTCCCGACCCCATTGCCATCAGTCCCTTCCGTTCCAAGTGGGGCGTTGTCCAAGCTCGGCGTCGTCGCAAATACCGTCGGTAAGGTCGGCAAGGTGGGCAAGATCATTCCTGGCGGTACGCTGCTGGAATCCGGCGCGATGGCTGTTGAAACCTTTCAAAACGCCAAGACCAAGGATGAAAAAGCTGAGGGTTATGGTGAGGCCGCTGGCAACCTGGCCGGCACCATGGCTGGTGCTGCGGCGGGCGCGGCCATTGGTTCGGTGGTGCCGATTATCGGAACGGCCATTGGCGGCATGATCGGTGCCTACCTTGGCAGTCAGGGCGGTGCGGCGTTGGGCGGATCCTTGGGTAAATCGCTGTTTGGTGGCGAGGATGAAAAGCCCGAGGAAAAGCCAAAGGCGCCCGTGCCGACCACGCCGCTCATGATGGCGTCAGCGGCGCAGCAAGGCCCGGTGTTGGGTGATGCGGCGCGCTCGATGGCGGTGACGGCGCCGCTCAAGTCGGCAGCGCAGGCCATTCAACCCAAAGAGCCGGAGAAACCGGTGCCTGCCAAGGTGGATCAGCAGTTTCAATATTCGCTGAGCATGCCGGTCACGGTGCAGGGTGACGTCAAAGACCCCCAGCGTCTGGCGCAGGATCTGATGCCACACATGCAGCGAATGATGGCGGACGCGGCGAAGAGTAACGCTGCCAAGCTGTACGACGAACCCCATCTGTAAGGAGGTTTCATGGCTTACATGGAGCAGATGCAATCAAGCCTGAAGTATTTGGTCGAGGCAGCTGAAACCGGGCGGCGCAGTGCTGACGGCATGCTGACCCCGGTCAATGGCGCGATCCGCGAGCTGACCGGCGCCGCGTCCGAGTTGGAGAACATCCCGTTTGTCGGGCCGGCCATGGGCGCCAAACTTCAGCGGGTGATGCGCGGTGTCGATGCGGCTCAAGCCAAGGTCGGTCAGGTGGCGGCGGTGTACGGCCGCGCCACCCGGGCGGCGGCCGAAGTACAGGAGCGGCTGGGCACGTTGAAGGAACAGGCGGGCAAGGCGGCCACGGCGATCAACAACGTCGCCGGCAAGGTGAGCCCGTCGCTGGCCAACATCGTGCCCACCAGTTCTTTTGCCGTGGATGCCACACCGGCGCCGGAGGCGGTGAAGCCGTTTCCGCACCTGATGATTATCCAGCCGCGCGATCCGAAAATTGAGCCGTATTACTTCAACCTGGACACGGCGGCCTTTGATGAACTGAGCCGTTCGACTGAGTTCCGCTGGGCTTCGCAGGAGCGGCTGACGCGCCGGCCGGCGAAGCAGGCCATCGGTATGGGCGATGAAAAGTTGACGCTAAAGGGCACGATCTACCCGGGTTTTAAAGGTGGCTTGAAGCAGCTCGACACGTTGCGTTCCATCGGGGCCAGGCTTCAACCGCTGACCATGACCACCGGTTATGGCGAGGTGATCGGGACGTGGTGCCTGAAGACGATCAACGATGAACAGGGCGCGTTTTTGCACGGCGGCATTCCCCGCAAACAGGGTTTCACTTTGGAGTTTGAGCGGTATGGCGAAGACATGCAGGACGTCTGATGGCGACATGCTCGATGTCATTTGCAACAACGTGTATGGCCATCTGAATGGCAGCGTCGAGGCGGTGCTTGATGCCAATCAGGGTCTGGCCGAGGAGCCTCAGCCGTTCCGGTATGGCGTTGTTATCGTCCTGCCGGATCTGCCCAGCCCAACCAATGAGGGCGTGAGGCTTTGGGATTGACCCGGGGCGATGCATTCGCCGGCGCCGCGCCGCGTCACGCATAACGATACCTTGTTTTTCTGACCCGCCTTGTGCGGGTTTTTTATTGGAAAAAATCATGACTCCAATGTTTCGAATCGTCGCCGATGGTGCCGACGTCACGGCCAAAATCAATGATCGGCTGTTGTTACTGCGCACCTCTGACAAACCGGGCATGGAGTCCGATGAGTTTGAGTTGCGTATCGACGACCGTGATGGTCAGGTGCAATTGCCACGCCGTGGCAGCTCGATTGAGGTCTATCTGGGTTATGCCGAAACAGCCCTGACGCGCATGGGCCGTTACACGGTGGACACGGTCGAGGTCTCGGGGCCGCCGGATACCATCGTAATCAAGGGCAAGGCCAGCGACATGCGGGGCAGTGGCAAGACCATCCGCAGCGGAAGCTGGGAAGACGTGCCGCTGTCGAAGATCGTGGCCGACATCGCCGCGCGCAATGGCTGGCAACCGGTGTGCCCGGTCTCGACCAAAGTCGCGCGGGTCGACCAGCTCAACGAGTCCGATTTTAACTTCATCACCCGGCTGGCCAAACAGTACGACTGCACGGCCAAGGTCGCGGACGGCAAACTGTTGGTCATGCCGCGCCAAGGTGGTCAGACCGCAAGCGGTAAAGCGTTCGGTGCCATCACCCTGACGCGTAGCGACCTCAGCCGCTGGCAATTCAGTCTCGGCGATCGCAACTCGCATAAGGCGGTGGCCACCAAACACCAGAACAAGAAGGACGGCAAGCTGGCGGTGGTCACCATCGACAACGACGACGCCCCGGACGGTCTGCCGGCGGTGCATACCGATCGCCATATCTATCCGAACAAGACCGCCGCCGAAGCAGCGGCCAAGGCCCGTCTGTCAGCGTTCAATCGCTCGACCGCCGACGTGCGCTTTGAGATGCCCGGCCGCACCGACATTTTTGCCGAGCGCCCGATTCTTGCCCAAGGCTTCAAGGAAGGTCTTGACGGTGAATACCTGGCGGACTCCGTTGAACAGGTGTTCACCCAGTCCGGATGGTCGACCACAGTCGAATGCAACGCCGGCAAAGCAGGTAAATCCAAGGGCAAAAAAAAGAAGGAGAAAGACGCCAAACCACCCCTCAAGGTGGTGAACATCGAAAAGCAGTAAACGCATCCCATCGCCGCCTGAGTGCGGTTTTTTCATGTCTGGAGTTTGTATGTCCATCACTGAACAACAGTTGCAAAGCATCATGCCCAACGCCCGCCGCCAAGCGGGCGTTTTTGTCTCCGCCCTCAATGCAGCCAT